AGGTACTATAAACTGGCCAATGCGGAGGCGATTACGCTTTCTGGTCAAGTCTCTATCCGTTGGATTGAGAATAAGATGAATGAGTATCTAAATACTCTGTTGAAAACGGAAGGCGACGATTATGTCATTGCATCCGACACTGACTCAATCTATCTTAATCTCGGACCTCTTGTTGATAAATTTTTTGGTGCTAAGTCTGGCGACAAAACAGCAGTTGTGGCGATACTTGACAAGATCTGCCAAGAGAAATTTGAACCTTTTATTGAACGTTCATATCAAGAACTTGCGGAGTACGTTTCGGCATACGAACAAAAGATGCAAATGAAGCGTGAGAATATCGCTGAACGTGGTATCTGGACTGCGAAGAAGCGATACATTCTCAACGTGTGGAATAGTGAGGGTGTCCAGTATACGGAACCTAAACTGAAAATGATGGGTATTGAAGCAGTCAAGTCATCCACACCTGCACCTTGTCGTCAGATGATTAAGGATGGTCTTAAATTGATGATGAACGGAACCGAAGAAGATGTTATTGACTTCATCGATCAGTGTCGTAAAGATTTTAAAAATCTTCCTCCTGAACAGATTGCTTTCCCTCGCTCCGTATCTGATGTGGTCAAATATAGATCACACTCGGACATCTATTCCAAGGGAACTCCCATTCATTGTCGGGGTGCTCTTCTCTTCAATCATTATATTAAGGAGAATAAACTCACCAATAAATATTCACTTATCAACAATGGTGAGAAAATTAAGTTTCTCTATCTGAAGAAACCGAATATCATTCAAGAGAATGTTATTTCGTTCATTCAGGATTTTCCTAAAGAATTGGGTCTTGACAAGTACATTGACTATGACTTACAATTCGAGAAGTCCTTTGTTGAACCACTAAAATCTATCCTAGATGCTATTGGATGGAATGTTGAAAAAACCGTAAACCTGGAGTTATTTTTTACCTAATGGATCTGCCTATCAACGATAAAGAATTGAACACTATTGTGAGTGCATTGCGCTTGGGTGGTGATGCTGCTCTTTATCAAAAATTAAAGATTATCAAAGAAATCAGGGAAGAAAACCCAGGTGGTGCATACAAAAAGATTGCTCGTGAACAGTTTGGATTTGTTATTTGATGGACTTTTTAAAAGAAATTGTAAAAGAAATTGGCGATGAATACACACAACTCGCCTCTGATATTGACGATGCTGAAAGATACGTGGACACGGGTTCGTACATTTTTAACGGACTTGTTTCAGGGTCTATATTTGGTGGTGTATCTGGGAATAAGATTACTGCCATTGCTGGGGAGTCTTCTACTGGAAAAACTTTCTTCAGTCTTGCTGTCGTTAAAAATTTCCTTGACAGTAATCCTGATGGTTATTGTCTCTATTTTGACACTGAAGCAGCAGTTAATAAGTCTCTTCTGGAAAGCAGGGGACTACCTCTTGACCGCGTAGTAGTGGTGAATGTAGTTACTGTAGAGGACTTCCGCAGTAAAGCACTCAAAGCAGTAGACATTTATCTGAAGAAACCTGTAGATGAACGCAAACCTTGTATGTTTGTGTTAGACTCTCTGGGTATGCTTTCCACAGATAAGGAGATCACCGACGCACTCAACGAAAAGCAAGTTCGTGATATGACTAAATCACAACTTATTAAAGGTGCGTTCAGGATGTTGACACTTAAACTTGGGCAGGCTAACATTCCTATGATCGTTACCAACCACACCTACGATGTCATTGGCGCTTATGTCCCTACAAAAGAAATGGGTGGAGGCAGTGGACTCAAGTATGCTGCGTCTACAATCATCTATCTCAGCAAAAAGAAAGAAAAAGATGGAACAGAAATCGTTGGAAACCTTATCAAGGCTAAGACTCACAAGTCACGTTTGAGTAAGGAGAACAAGGATGTTACAGTGCGTCTTTATTACGATGAGCGCGGTCTTGATCGTTATTATGGTCTTCTTGAACTCGGTGAGCTTGGAGGTCTATGGAAAAACGTTGCTGGACGTTATGAGATGAATGGCAAAAAGGTCTATGCCAAAGCAATCTTGAAAGAACCAGAGGTTTACTTCACTGAAGAAGTAATGCAACAACTTGATGAAATCGCGAGGAAAGAATTCTCTTATGGAACGAATTGAGACTACAGTTCTGCGAAACTTAGTTTTCAATGAAGAGTATTCTCGCAAAGTAATTCCGTTTATTCAACCTGATTATTTTGAACAAAGATCTGAAAAAGTTATCTTTGAGGAGATTACTCAGTTCATTGTGAAGTATGGCAATGCCATCACAACTGAAGCACTTCGTATTGAACTTGATAATAGAACAGATCTTTCTGAAATGGAGATCAAAGAGACTAGAGAACTTACTAGTTCTTTGACTGATGCACCAGTAGATGATTCTTGGTTGCTAGATACTACTGAAAAGTGGTGTCGTGATCGTGCTATCTACTTGGCACTGATGGAATCAATTCAGATCGCTGATGGTCAAGATGAAAAGAAAAACCGGGATGCTATCCCTTCTATCCTTTCCGAAGCACTTGCTGTATCTTTTGATAACCATATCGGTCACGATTACCTAGTCGATTATGAAGAACGATATGAGTCATACCACAGGAAGGAAGACAAGATACCGTTCGACCTTGAATTTTTCGACAAGATTACAAAGGGTGGGCTTCCAAATAAAACACTCAATATTGCTCTCGCTGGCACTGGTGTTGGTAAGTCTTTGTTTATGTGTCATGTCGCAAGCAGTGTGCTACTCC